TATGAAATTAATTAAACATGCTGATAATATTCATGAATTAAAATTAGATGGCACTAGAGCAAAGATAGCTATGCTATCTGATATACACTGGGACAATCCTAAATGTGACTGGAAGCTTCTAAAGAATGATTTAGATTTTTGTTTAGACAACTCAATCCCTATTATGGTTAATGGGGATTTCTTTTGTTTAATGCAAGGTAGAGGAGATAATAGAAGAAACAAATCTGATATACGCCCTGAACACAATAATGCTAAATATTTAGACTCAATAGTGGAGACAGCTGTAGAATGGTGGAGTCCTTATGCACATCTTCTTACAGTTATAGGTTATGGAAACCATGAGACTGGTATTATTAAGTGGCAGGAAACAGACATACTAGCTAGATTTGTTAAGATGCTTAACCTTAAGAATAACACCAATGTAATGACAGGAGGATATGGTGGCTGGTTTATAGTAACACAATCTCTTAGAAAAAAACAAAATGGTAGAGACTCTACAAGAGCTATTAAGATAAAGTACTTCCACGGTTCTGGTGGTGGTGGAGTAGTTACTAAAGGAGCACTTAACCTTACTAGAGCATTAGAGATGTATGAAGATTTTGATGTATTTACTATGGGTCATATACATGAGAATGCAGCTAGGAATGATGTAAGAGATGTTTGCGTCCAAGGATCTAGTGTATATAGACATTGTCAGAAACAACTTCACATGATGCTCACAGGCACGTACAAGGAGGAATATGGAGCAGGTAGCAAGGGGTGGCATGTAGAAAGAGGAGCTCCAGTTAAACCTACAGGAGGTAGAATTCTTACTATAGATTACAAAAGAATAAGGGCAGAGAATATAGACAGACATGACAGACAAGTTGATTCATGTAAATTCCCCCTCTAAACCTTAATTTATCTAAGTATTTTCACTGATATTTAAATAATTTTTGTATATTATAAATATATATTTATTATTTACAGATGGACGTTTCAGGTTTACAAATAGGTTTTGATGCATTAGTAGCACTAATAGTTTCAATAGCAGGAGCATTAGGAGTTTGGCATACATTAAAAGGCAAAGTGGCAATTCAACAATTAATATTAGATAGTTTAAAAACTGATCTTGCAGAGATTAAAAGTGATAAAAAAGAAACTCATGATCTATTGCATAGTAGAATTAATGAGTTGAAAGGTAAAGTTGAAGCAAACAGAGAAAAAAATGATCAAGCATTAGCTGATCTAAAGAGTGAGATGCAACAGATGGAGATTAGGATCATCAATGCCATCAACGAAAAAAAATAAATGATAAGACTTCTTATTGCAATATTATTGCTAGGCATGTTTGCCTGCACTCCTCAGAGAAGATTTACAAGATTAATAGAAAAACATCCATATCTTCTAACTACAGATACAGTAGTAATTCACGACACAGTTACTGTTGAAGTACCTAGAGTAGTTCATGATACTATTATCAATGAACACTTCTTTACTGAGATAACAAGAGATACTCTTGTTTTGCAAAAAGAAAGGTTAACTGTAAAGATCTTTCATGATACAATTAAAAAGAATGTTTACATAAAAGGTGAATGTGATACAATCACAGTTACAAAAATAATAGAAAGAAAGATTCCTATAAAGTATTATGAAAAAACTCCTATATGGAAAAAGGTCTTAAGTTGGCTTATACTAATCGCTATTCTATATGGTGTATATAGACTAGTGAGATTTTTAATAATTAAAAAAAAACTATGAAAGAATTTTTTAAACAACTATTAAGTGACGAATCAGGTAATTATTCATCTAAAAGATTAGGCGGGTTACTATGTGTATTAGCATTAGTGATAGCTCTTGTAGCTAATACGTTTACCCACAATGACATTAGACCAGCTGAGTATCTAGTAGATGCTGTAGCATTATTTGCATTTGGTTCATTAGGGCTGACTTCAATTGATAAATTTACACGAGCAAGAAATAAAAAGTAAAATGGGATAACTCCAATTCTAGTAATTTTGTATTTTGCAGTGGCATTTATGCTACCTGCCTTAATTAGATCTATATGGAAAAAATAATTACATGTCCTCATTGTCATACTCAGTTTGATCTATCAGTTAATCCTATACCTGTAGAAGGCTCTAACTATCTATGGATACTAGATAATGGTCATGGAGGTATGATTGATGGTGTATACCAAACACCTGGTAAAAGATCTCCAGTATGGCCAGATGGTACACAACTTTATGAAGGAGAGTTTAATAGAGCTATAGTAGATAGATTAATGGTTTTATGTGAAGCCAATGGTATAGATGCTATAAACTTGGTAAATACTCCTAATGATATTAGTTTAAGTGAAAGAACTTCTACAGCGAATAAATTAGCTAAATCTTCTGATAAACCTTGTATATATGTAAGCATACATGCTAATGGGTTTAGTGATGAGTCAGCTAATGGTTGGTCAGTATATACTTCACCAGGAGAAACTAAATCAGATGGTATAGCTACTATCTTATTTGGAAAAGCTGCTCATGAGTTTAAAGGTGAGTATATGAGAAAAGATACATACTCAGATGGAGATGTAGATAAAGAAGCTAACTTCTCTGTACTTGTTAATACTACTATGCCTGCTATACTCTCTGAAAACTTTTTTATGACTAATTACGATAATTGTCACAAATATCTGCTATCTGAAGAAGGTAGAGATAGAATTGCAAAAATTCACTTTGAAATGATTCTGCAAGTAGAGGCTGAAAACAAAGTGTAAAGATCCTTCTGTTTTTCATAAGGTTAATTTTAATGATTATAACCTGGGTGTAATAACCCAGGTTTTTTTATTTAAACTTCTTTAGTTTAAACTTTATTTATATATTTGTTTAAACTTTAAAAAAATTATTATGAAAAAAATTTTAACCAAGGTTAAAAACCTTTTGCAAAAGAAAAGTATACTAGTTGGTTTAGCACTAGCATTTTTACTTGTTTATTTACTTGCACCTAATAATAGTGTGGGTGACTGGAGAAAAGGAAGTTCCGCATCTTTACAGGCTACAGTTTCATTAGATGCATCAGCATTTAGAAATAGCAATCTAGATGATTCAATTCATGTGCAAAAAAGTTCTGATTATGAACAGTGTATTAAAGATGTAGTTATTAATCCTACTTGGTGTACTTTAAATCATGATGTAATTACTACATGTAGTACAACATCTAGTGGTGTTTGTTGGTGTGGAATGAATTCAGATTACATGATCAAATTTACAAACAGTAAAGGTGAATCAGTTGGTTCTGTTAAATTTCATGAGCCGTATGCAACACACTTTGAAGTAAAGGAGATAAAGTCATATAATGGATATTTAGTTTCAGTCAAAACAATAAGTACTGCAGATAGACATTCTAACTTTGAAGTAACTATATCAGTATATTAAAATAACGCAAAATGCGTTATAGAAAAATTTTAATTTAAAAACAAAACCAATGGAAAACCCACAGGAAAATTTATCCCCAGAAGAACTAGCAGCTAAGAAAGAAGAGATGCTAGCATTTTACAAAGAGTCTATGCCTTACTTAGAAGCTCAGTTAGCATATGAAAAAATGTTATCCGACATTGATGAGACAAGATTTAAGAGAACTCAGATTCAGATGCAGTATGCTATGATGATGGCCCCACCTGAAGAAGAAGGTGAGATGCCAGAAAACATAACACCGCCAGCTCCTCAACCTACTGCTAAAAAAAGAAAGCTTAAAAAAGAAGAAGCATAATGGCAATTGTAAAACAAGTTCAGAAGAAAGTTGTAATGTCTAAAAAAGACATTATTAAATTTCAGTTACTTACTCACTGTTACATAAATAAAATAACAGTGAGTAATTCTGATCTTGAGTGTCTAGCATTATTAGGTATTACTGGTCCTATGGAGTTAACTCATTTTTGTTATGATGCAGCTGAGGAGCATAAGATTTTTAAATCCCAACAAACAGTAAGAAACTGTATAAATAAGTGTATTAAAAATAATCTTATTAAAAAAGATGCAAAAAATAAAAAAGTAGTATCTATAGGAGACAATGTAAAAATAGAAACAGAAGGTACAATATTCTTAGATTATAAATTTCTTGCCAGATGAATCCTAAAAAGGCAAGATTATTATATGAAGAAGTTTCAGAAACAGAAGATGTACCAAAACAACTAGTAGAAAATCTACTAGATTTTTATTATAAAAATGTAAGAACATTATTGAGTGAATTATATCACCCAAGAATAAATATAACAGGTTTAGGTTTGTTTACAGCTAGAGATAGAGCAATAACTAAAGCAATACCTAAGTTTGAAAAGTATTTAGAAAATCATGACACTTCTACATATTCAGCATATTACAATAAAAAAATGCTTGAAGAAAAGATTGAGTTTCTATATTCTATAAAAGAGCAAATAGAAGCAGAAAAAGAAAGAAAAGAAAAATTTTTAAAAGAGAAAAATGGACCTAAAAAAGATCTGGAAGAATAGAAAGCAAATTTATGAGGGTATAAAAAACTCTGTAATGAGAGATAACTTTGTAGAAGAGGTAGCTGCTAAAAGAATGGCTATGTGTAATGAATGTCCAAGTAAAGGAGACAAATGTGAAGTTCCAGGTACAGGTCCATGCTGTAATGAGTGTGGTTGTTCATTAGGTTTTAAAACTAGAGCTCTTTCTGCATATTGTCCTTTAGGAGAATGGAAAGCTTTGATGTCCGAAGATGAAGAAGATAAACTTGGTGAATTATGAGTATAATATTTACAGAAGAAGATCATAGCTATAAATCATCTAACCCCTCTGATTTTATAAATTGGATAAGTGTAACATCACTTACATCATATTTTAAGGAACCATTTGATGCTAAGAAGGTAGCACAAAAAGTATCCAAAAGAAAAAATTCTAAGTGGTACGGAATGAAACCTAAGCAGATTCAAGATATATGGAAGAAAGAATCTGAAAGAGCTATGTCTTTAGGTACATTCTATCACAATCAAAGAGAAGCTGATCTGTGTGCACTTGCATCTATAGAACGAGATGGAGTTACTGTACCAGTATTTAGTCCTATAATAAAAGGTGAAGGTGTAAAATTATCACCTAATCAAAAACTAGAACCTGGAGTATACCCTGAACATATGGTATATTTAAAGTCAGCAGGTATCTGTGGACAGTCAGATTTAGTTGAGGTAGTTAATAATAAAGTATCCATCATTGACTATAAGACAAACAAGGAAATTAAGATGCAATCCTACAAAGATTGGGAAGGTATATCACAGAAAATGAAGTTTCCTTTGTCTCATTTAGATGATTGTAACTTTAATCATTATGCCTTACAGCTCAGTATTTATATGTATATTATATTAAAGCACAATCCTAAACTAAGACCAGGTAGCATGTTTATCTACCATATACAGTTTGAGGAAGAGGGTAAAGATGATTATGGTTACCCTATAACTAAATATACAGATAAAGGAGATCCTGTTGTAAAAGAAGTAGTACAGATTCCTGTTCCTTATCTAAAAGATGAAGTTATCTCAATAATCCATTATTTATCAGACAACAGACACAAACTAAAAAAATGATTGCAAAACTATTTGATATACAAAACGGCAAGGTTGTACCAACAGAACACTGCTATACACTTAAGTCATTAAAAGATATAATGGATAACTATCCTGATGATTATCTTAAGATCTATCAGTATTTATTTTATATGACATGTCCTAACCCAGATATGAATCCTTTCTTTCATACTCCTGAGCATGAGAAAGAAGAAGTAGTATTAAAAGAACTAGATGCAGAGTTTAGTACAGAGGATGATGACATATGGGCAGCACTTAAGTTTTGCGAGAAGATGTATGAAACACCAACATCTAGAGCATACAAAGGTATTGCAGCCATGTTAGATAGATTAGGTAGATATATGCAGACTACGCCTATTGAGCATGGTAGAGATGGTAATATTAACTCTCTAGTAAATGCAGCTGCTAAATATCAACAGATTAGAGAATCATTTAAAGGAGCATATAAAGATCTCCAGGAAGAACAGCAGAGTAATGTAAGAGGTGGTATTGGACTAGGATATGATCAATAAGAGTGAGATATATCAAGATATACCTACATGGGACAATGGAACATGGACTAGTACAAGTTTTGAATCTAGAGAAGAGTTTGCAGCTTACGTAAGAGATCTATTTAAAGAACCTGGTGAATATAAGTTTGATGAAACTAGTAAGCTATTTAATGCAGAAGCTACTAAGTTTAATACTCAAGGATTTTATTGTGACTCGCCATTTAAATCAAGAGACTTTATAAACTATTGGGAAGGAGAAAAGCAGAAGTGTAGAAGAGGTGTAATATATAAATCAGGAGATAATACTTGGTATATTGCACGAGACTACTACATGTGGTTAAACTTCTTACCAATCTTTAATAAAGAAATACAGCAGTTTGGTTTTGCTGATATTAGAGATGCTCAGTATCATATGGCATTATATGAAATGCTAGCAGAACTAAACTATAAGCATGCAGCTATACTTAAGAAAAGGCAGATAGCTTCTTCTTATTATCATATGGCTAAACTTATTAATCAGCAATGGTTTGAGCCAGGGGTAACTCTTAAGATAGGAGCAAGTCTTAAAGATTATATAAATGAGAAAGGTTCTTGGAAGTTTTTAGATGAATATGCTGCATTCTTAAATGAACATACTGCTTGGTATAGACCAATGAATCCAAGTAAGGTTATGATGTGGCAGCAGAAGATAGAAGTTAGAAAAGGTAACAGAAAAACTGAGGTAGGTCTTAAAGGTACAATACAAGGTATGTCATTTGAGAAAGATCCAACAAATGGTGTAGGGGGTCCAGTAAAATATTTTTTCCATGAGGAAGCAGGTATTGCACCTAAGATGGATAAGACATATGAGTACATGAGACCAGCAATGAGATCAGGACTTACTACCACAGGATTATTTATAGCAGCAGGATCAGTTGGTGACTTGTCACAATGCAATCCTCTTAAGGATATGATACTTAATCCAACTTCTAAAGATATTTATGCTGTAGAAACTGATTTAATTGATCACAAAGGTACTACAGGTTTGTCAGGTTTATTTATACCAGAACAATGGTCTATGCCTCCACATATAGACGAATATGGCAATTCATTAGTAGAACAAGCTACTATAGCATTGCAAGATCAATTTGATGAGTGGAAAAGAGATCTAGCGCCAGAAGATTATCAGCTTAGGATATCTCAGCACCCTAGAAATATTAAAGAAGCTTTTGATAATAGATCTGTATCAGTATTTCCTACACATCTGCTAGCAGCACAAAATAGAAGAATAGAAGAAAAGGAATATGGATATGAGTTCTTAGACATCTATGCAGATGATGAAGGAAAACCTGCTGTAAAGAAAAGTAATAAACAACCTATTAAACAGTTTCCTATAAATAAAAAGACAGAAGATAAAACAGGATGTCTAGTAGTATGGGAAAGACCTGTTGCAGACCCAGGATTTGGAACCTATTATGCTTCTATTGACCCTGTATCAGAAGGTAAGACTACAACATCAGAATCATTATGTTCTATCTATGTTATGAAAAATTCTGTAGAAGTAACTAAGGTTACTGGAGTAGAAACAGAAACATATGTAGAACAAAGTAAAATAGTAGCTGCATGGTGCGGTAGATTTGATGATATAAATAAAACACATCAAAGGTTAGAGTTAATTATAGAGTATTACAATGCTTGGACAGTAATTGAGAACAACATCTCTTTATTTATCCAGTACATGATATCTAGAAGAAAACAGAAGTATCTAGTACCTAAGAGTCAGATAATGTTTCTTAAAGATCTTGCTTCAAATAAAAATGTATTTCAGGAATATGGTTGGAAAAATACAGGAACATTATTCAAAGCGCACCTGTTATCATATGCAATTGAGTTTGTAAGTGAAGAACTTGATCAAGAAACCAAAGCTGATGGAACAGTGGTAAGAACAACTTATGGTATAGAAAGAATACCAGATCCAATGCTTATAAAAGAAATGCAAGAATATGCAGATGGAGTTAACGTGGATAGATTAGTATCATTTGCAGCTCTTGTATCATTTATGAAAATACAGGAATCTAATAGAGGCTATACCAAAAGAGTAGACAGGGATGACACTGCTAAAAAGTTGCAAAAGTCAGAAAATTTGTTTAAATTAAATAGTACTCCGTTTAGGCATATGGGTAGAAAAAACAAAACAAATAATGGAAGAGGGTTTAAACGCTCTGCTTTTAAAAATATTAAATAGATACTATGCAGGTATATAATGCACTTCAATTAAAAAAAGGAGCTAAAGTTGAGCAAAACAGAATTGGTTCAGTTACACAACCTTTGCAATTTTTATCTAGAAAGAAAAAAGATGATGAATGGGCTGCATGGAATT